ATTGTTCTTCTAAAGTCTGGATAATGTCTTTGTATCAGTTCAGCCAATACTTTTTTATCAAACTCTATGTTTTCTGTTTTAAGTATTTCACCTAGTCTTTCTAAAAATGCAGTAGCAGTTTTTACTTTTTGACCATTTGTAATACGAAAATCAATCACAGTACAACGACTATGTAAGGCAGGTATGATTTTGTTTTTAAAGTTACAAGTAAATATAAATCTACAGTTCTTATAAAACGTTTCAATAAAGTTTCTTAATGCAGGTTGAACACTATCAGCATTCATATAATCTGCCTCGTCTATAATAACAACTTTATGATTTGTAGATTCGTCTAACGATACGGTAGACGCAAAGTTTTTGATTGTAGTTCTTAGTGTATCAATATGTCGGCCTTCATCTGAACCATTGATTATAATGTAATCACAACCTAATTCTTCACATAAGGCACGAGCAACTGTCGTTTTGCCCGTACCTGCTGTGCCAGAAAGGAGAAGATTTGGTATTTCTTTTTGTTTAAGAAACTTAGAAAATGTATTCTTTAAGTCTTCGGTTAAGATACAATCTGATATTTTTCTTGGACGGTATTTTTCAACCCATAGAAAATCTGACATAACACCTCCTTATTAAAATGTTGAGTCAGCTTCTAAAGCAATCCAATACTGTACTTTAACCTTTTTGTTTATGAAGTGAGCAATTTTTGCCTTTGATAATGCAACATCATAATCACCAGGAATAATTTTCATATTCTCAGCCTTAACATATGCAGTAAACTCTAAATCTGTTTCACCTACTGTAACTGATGATTCGTTTGAGTTACTATTCTTTTTATCTAAAGCAACTAATTTAATTTTGCCTTTTTCACCTTTAAATGCAATATCAGGTAGACTTAAATTTGTATATAATTTTTTAACAGATTCATAATCACTATTGTTTAGTGTGAATGTAACTGTCTTATCTGGCATTGATATTTGTTTAGATGGATATCTTAATGTAGATTTATCAGCAAACGCATATCTAGCTGATAATGTTGTTTTTTCATCTTGTATTTTTAAATTAGCAGAACCATTAAACTTTAAAACTGGTTGTTGAAAAGAATCTACTGCTCTTAAAAATTCTGGCAAATCGTATATGCCAAATTCTGTTTCAAACTCTTCCTCAACGTCTGCCTTTGCCATAATGTTTTTCATAGTAGAAACTGTATTTAAAGTTTTACCAGGTTTAAACAAAATGTTAGCATTAATATCTGAGAAATTTCTCAAAATACTAATTGTATTATCACTTATTTTCATATTATATTTTCTCCTTATCATTATTTAATAATAGTATAACATAATGAATTGCTTTTAACAAGTCTTTACGATTATAACCATTTTTTCTACCATACCTAGACAAATATTTAATTGCGTTGGCTTGGCAAAAATCACTTTTAATACCAATAGACTTTAACAAATCTAAAGTTTGAATACCATCTTTACCAGATGAGTAATGTTGACCATATGTAGATTTTATATAATCTAAAATCTCTTTACATATTTTATCTTCATTGTATTTCATAGTATTATTATATCACAAACATATAGGTTAGTCAATGACCTATATTCTATTACCATTAGTAGTTGCTTGTAAAAATTTTAAAACATTTTCTGGTGAAGATTCGCCATATGGATCTTCAGATAAGTCATCTGCTTTTCCAGGTTCTTCAAACACTTTTTCTACTACACCATCATTGATAATAGCAGCATATCTCCAAGACCTGTCACCAAAACACTTATCTCTTTTTGAACACAACATTCCAACTTTTTCTGTAAACTCACCATTACCATCTGGTATGACTTTTACATTTTCTAGTTTTTGTTTATCTGCCCATGCGTTCATAACAAACGAATCATTTACTGACATACAATAAATTTCATCTATGCCATGTTCTTTAAAAACATTAGCAAGTTTTTCAAAGCCAGGTAGTTGTTGGTTTGAGCATGTTGGAGTAAAGGCACCAGGTAGTGAAAATAAGATTACTTTTTTGTCTTTAAAATAAGTATCTGTATTTGTATTTTGCCACTCACCTAGTGACCTTACTCTAAAATTT